CCACAGTCCGTTACCATTAATGCCGTTGCTACATCTCTGGCCAAGACCTCTGCAGGTCCTAACCAGAACGTGTATACTTCGGCTGATGGTAAGGTCACGATGACCACGAAGCAGAATACTACTGCTAAGAGGTTTCGTCGCGAAGTCCGTTTGTCTCAGATCAAAGTCGCAGCTGATCCAATCAGTGCGATCGTCTCTGAGGCAGGCACCAGCGTGTATCTCGTCATTGACGAGCCGCGCTCGGGTGTCTTTACGGATACTGAGATCGGATACCTTGTCGATGCACTCAAGGCTTGGCTTACTTCAGCCAATTACCAGAAGGTGCTCGTCGGAGAGTTCTAAAGAAGAACTTTCCAGTCGGCTACGCGTAATTGTAGTCCGACTTTGGTATCACCCGTTTCGACGGAGTTAGCCTAGACAGTCCTGTTTCCCCCATAACAATGGAGGTTACAGTGAAAAGACTGACCATGCTCGTCAAGGCCTTGCTGCAAGATGCAGCTTTGGACCTAGACTTGTCCGTAGAACGCGACGCACAACGTATCGTGCGTCGTTGTGAACATGAGGGGTTCTCGTTTTTAGCGATTACCCTTCCAACTCTCTCTGATGCCCTAGAACAGGGCCTGGAGAGCGGATCGTTCACGTGTCCAACTGCTTTCAGTAGACACGGAAGTCTCCCCCGTTTTCTTGGGGGTTTCTTCAAACGAGTGTTCACATTGGATGGTAGGCTACGTCAAGATGCCTGTCCAAATTCAGTTTACTGGATTAGACAGATATGTCGGTTCTGTAAGAAGCCGAAAAAGGAGTGTAGCGAGGCTAGAAACCGCGCTGCAATCCAGCATTTTCTTGACGTAGAAGGCGATCTCCGCCGTGCGACCCCTTTAGTAGAAAGGGAAGACAATGTCTTGGACTCGGTTTCGGGACTCATTTGGCCTAGGGTTTTTCCTGGGCTTGATGGCCTTGACCTTGTTTGTCATCACGGGCCTGGTGTCACTGCAGATCGTCGTCTCTCTAACGAGAGACATCGGATTAAGCATTGGCACGAGCGATCGGAGTTCTCCTATCCCTCTGACCTCCACGCCTACCCCAATTACGGGGTCGCCGCAAGGGTCAGTGGTATCGGGACAGGAGACGAAAGTGAAGAAGGAGTCGAGTACCTCAGCGTGCGGGATGAATTGCCCGTACGTGTAGTATTCGTTCCAAAAACACTTACGACGCCACGAGTCATAGCGATCGAACCTTCTCACGTCCAGTATATGCAACAGTCCCTAAAGGACTACATATACGAGATATTGGAGCGGAACTCGCTAACGAAACACTCTATCCGGTTTACCCGGCAAGATGTGAATCAACGACTCGCTTACATTAGCAGCATCGATAAACGACTAGCTACGCTAGACCTGAAAGACGCTTCAGACCGAGTGCATCTGCACTTAGTCCAACGCATCTTTAAGAACTCAGGGCTCCTCGAATACCTGGAGGACGCTCGTTCGTTGCATGCTACACTTCCCAACGGGAAGAACATCGTGCTAACTAAGTATGCTTCTATGGGATCAGCTTTATGCTTCCCCGTAGAGGCAATGGTGTTTTACACCCTTATATTAAGCGCGATGCACCAACTCGATGGGAGGCGTCCAACGTATCGATCGATACAGGCTTATAGCCGAAAGATCGACATCTACGGGGATGATATTATTGTCCCTGTAGAGTACGCGGACGTTGTCGTAAGATACCTAGAGAGCTATGCTCTTAAGGTTAATGTCAGCAAGTCGTTCTCAAAAGGAAACTTCCGAGAATCTTGCGGGGCGGATTTCTATAAGGGTATGCCGGTTAACCCGGTATATGCCCGAACAGTACCGCCTGACAACTTACGACACTGGGGAGCCGAGGAAATATTGTCCTGGAATGCTACCGCAGACCTCTTTTATATGAGAGGTAAGTGGAAGACGGCCCAGGCAATACGTACTCTGCTCAGTCGAGTGGTGAGACGTACCATACCCAAAACCAGTAAACCTGGCTCGGGATTAGCCCACTTTAGCTTCATTTTCACGACAGATCTCCGATGGAATCGGGATTTGCAGTGTTGGAAGCAAAAGAGGCTACATTTCGATCCTATTAAACAGAAGGATGAAATAGATGGAGACGAACTCGCCTGCCTCAACAAATGGGGCCAACACGTTCATGCTCAAAAACGTACCGAATACTCGAATGGTACATGTACCACAGAATATCGATACGGAAATGGCACCCTTTATCAAGGACACCGTAAAGAACTATACGCTTTTCCTGAATGGGGAAGCGTACAATTCGGAATACGATGTTCCGATATTGGTTGTCGAGCTGGACCTCAAGTCCCGCACGATCGTCCATCAGTCGGCGACATCAGCATACGCGGAGTACCGTACCATTATGGTTGGACTTGGACTGAACTTCCGTCCATACAACCAGTGGTTGGCACTTGCGACGCCGATGGCGCTCGCCTACTTGGCGACAGTGCAGGAGCTCGACCAGAAGAAAGAGTCCCAGCAGACTACTGCCTGACTGAGACCTTGTCCGATCCCCTCCTCTACCTACATGGTAGTAGTGAAGGAATCGACTTTCTGTCTAGTACGAAGCGCGGCTGCTTCAAGTCGAAAAGCCGATGGGTTAGCCTAGCTGGCTAACGGGCCTTTGTGCCCTGGAGGAG